GAGACGCAGCCATTTCTGATCCACCAGGCGGGCGGTGTAGCCCTTCAGTGTCGGGATTTCGGACGGCTTAACCGCGGGCTTACGCTGGCGGCGCGCCGGAACGTTGTAGATGTGATTTGTGATGACGCGTGCGAGAGGACTAGCCACGGGAAGCCCTCCACTCTTGCGCCCAGGCGATGCGCTTACTGGATGCTTCGGAGAACTTCACGCCGCGGTCGGTGCCGAACCAGTAAATCGCCTCAATGACGTCGACCATGTAGCGCTTGCTGGATTTGGATGTGCGGACGCCGAAATAAACGCGGCCGCCGTTGATGCCCGGCGCGGATTTCTGCTCCTGGTCCTGAGTCTGATTCACCAGAACGGTGATGAGGTCCTTCCATTCCTCGCGGGTCAGCTTTTCGCCGTGCCAGACAACCTGGTCAGACAGGTCCTTCAGCAGCGGCCACATAAGACGGTTTTGCTTATCGGTTCGCGTCTCTTCCCGGGCCTCGACCACCATCGGCGCGCGAGGGTTTACCGGCAGGGTGCGAATGTACGCAATGAGGTTCTCTTTAACGGTGTCGTTAACGATGCAGTAGTGCTGTTTCATGCGCCACCTCCGACAGGTAACGCAGAACGCAGAAAATCGCAGGTGCATTTCTGCATCTGTGACAAGCTGAGGAGTTCAGATTGTGGTCGCATTTAAGTCCCCTTAAATGCGCAGAAGTCACAATCGGGTGTTCAGGCCGACTGCGACTTAATTATAACATCACTTTTGAAAAATGATTATCAAGAATCACTGCTTATGCTGCCAACTGTTCCCGGTGAATAAACAGCAACTTTCTCTGAACGCCTCGGTAAAGATCGGGGTGTATACTGTCGCATAGCCCTTTATACTCCAGAGCTATCTCAAGCTTCTTAAAGAACCATGCTTCATGCGCTTCCATCGGATCATCGTAAAGACCGAGGAATAAATATTTCCCCTTGCTGTCATTGGCTCTGGACATGTATTTACCATGCTGCTTATCCCAGCTTACCCCTATAGGCAAATCACCTCGTTTACAGTCTCGCCCAACGGTAAAGTTATTCAGCTCTTTAGGGATATAGACGCATGTTGATGGCCCATAAACCTGATTGCCTGGGATAAGGAGATCCTTATCGAGATGCCATCCGGTCCTATATCGTGGCTTCCACCAGGCGTAGAAAGCAGAAAACTTATGCCAGGCAGGGTCGAGTGATACCTGAAGATATTGCTTACGTGCGCTACGATATGATTCGCCGTAACAGCGCTGAAGCATGTTAATCCATGCTGCGTAAGCTCCATGCCGAATTATTTTCCCGTCCATGATTGCGCCTATGCAGAACTCGGCGTCGTTTTCGGCTACGTTGTAGATCAACTTCTGCCGTTTCTGTTTTCTCGGCATGGATTCGAGAATGGCGTCAGTTTCTGGTGAGTGCCAAGGCATCACTTCACCTCCTGCTGCGGTGCTGCTTTGAGCATGGCCGCCCAGCACAACTTAGCCCGGTGCGCTGCCTGTTCACACCCACTCATTCTTTGGTAGGCCTCCCATTCTTCCGATTTACTGAAGGACTCATCCGGTCTGGACTCAAAACCCGCGACAATCATGTCTTCTGTCGGCTCAACCGGCACCAGTGCGTAACCATCCGGGATAGCCTGCTCCATGATTTTCTCGTATGCGGCAATTTGCGGGTCATACGGCAACTCATCACGCTGGCTTACAGGTTCGGCATACCCGCTGTGTGCGTCGGCATCATAAGCCAGAATATCCGGCTCATCAGTCAGCTCACCTATCAGATGGCGCATGCGGTCAGCTTCATATCGCACGCGCTCTGGATACTCTGAGCGGTCTATTGTGATGCCTTCCCACGGGTGATGGCCTTTACGATGCAGCATTGCCGTCCAGTTTGTTTTGCCGTTCGTTTCAGGCATTGAGCCGTACCAAACAGTTAGTTCTGGATGCGCGGTAACAAGTTCGGCTTTACCCTGAAGCACGGCGGCGCGGCTACAATTGACCATCTTCACACCCAGGCGGATATCATCAAACTCAAGGTCGCCTTTAATTTTCGCATGCCGGAAAGCGATCGACAGGAACTCCAGGCACTGCTCGTTGGTCCATTCCGTTACAGGCTCCGCTTCGAGCGATGCCAGCGCAATCTTCATCGCCGCCAGAGACATCGCAGCATCTTCGTTTACTGCGCCGGGCGTCGCATCGCGCTCTTCTTCAAGCTCCGCGATGGTCTTGAGGAGCCATTCTTTGGTTAGTTCGCTCATGGGTTAGTCCTCTTCACAATTACACCGCCATCGCAATGCGGGCAGTCCTCGCCCTGCTGACCATTTTCGTTAATCAATTTTCCGTAATGGCAGCGGTAACAATGTAAGCTTTCTGCCTTTTTGGTTGCCCTGATAATGTCTCGACCAAATCCCATAGAAACACGCTCCAGAAATCCGCGCTTTATCAGGTCTTCAGCCATTGCTCCCACTTTGACAGGAAAGAGAGAGTCACCATCCCAGAGCGCAGTTTTTCGGTATGGCGATATTTCAATTTCCCAGCGGTGAACTATGGCTGGCTTTAAAAACTCGCGCTCTCGCTTATTCAGTGGTTTTTCCATGCTCACTCTCCTTTACAGGCTGCGGCGGCGCGTTCACGCAGATCGCTTACATATTCAACCAGTGAACCGCCAGGATGGATTTCACACTCTTCAACCAACTGGAAATAGATATCGGCAGCGGCACGCGTATTACTGTGCTTCGCTTCTCCCATCTCTTCTTCACGAAGAGCATCGCGCTCGGCTGTAAGATTGACTATTTGCGCGTCTTTGGCTTCCAGCTCATCCAGCAGCGCCAGCACGGCGGCAGGGTTGGCGGACTCGAGAAATCCGGCGCATTTGGCTGGAACATCACCATCAGTGCAGTTGACGATTGGCGAGCCTTTATCGTCCGTTATGTATGCTTTCGAATGTTGCGTCGCGCGCATGTATTGCCACTTCACGCCACATGCGCGAACTGCCGCTTCACGTAATGCGCGTATGTCGATGTTGCTCATTGGGCGACCTCGCTGGTTAACTTTTCGAAAATTGCGTCAAGAGTTTTCCGTTTTCCGACATGCCCGCCACCGACCCACTCTCCGCGAAGCAAAGCGTAATATTTGCCGTCGTCTTCGTGGTATGGGCCACGGATAGACCAGTCGGTTGTGATAGCGTCGATCGCCTTTTTAGTTTCTGCGAAATCCATCATGCTCATACCCCTACCCTCCCCCAAACCATCAATACTCTCTTCATAGCCGCGCTGTTGCGGCACTCCTGACAGATCACGTTCGTCTCTGTACGCTGAACCAGCTTCGAATTCCCCTTCGGCATGGCCGGTATCGTGTCAGGGGCGAAGCGCATGCCGTAGCTGGTCAGGCTGTAAAGGCGCTGGCCGTATTTGCCTTCACAGCTGATAAGGCCGTCGGCCAGCAGCGTGCTCACCGTCCCGGATATCTTTTTGGTGTCCATGCCGATAAGCTCGGCCATCTTCACGCTGTTCAGGCCCGGGTTATTACGCAGGGCTGCCAGGACCTGCTCACGGATTGTTATGGTCATGTCACACCATCCCGTTCGACTTATTGCGGTTGTACTTCGCCAGCAGCAGCTGGATCGGCGTCGGCCCGTGATCAGCTGCGGGTGCTGCAATCGCCCGGCGCACTGGCGGAACAGGCTTACCCTCGGTGAGGCGCTTCTCCCACATGTCCAGCAGATCGCCCGCTTCGCGCGCCAGCTCACCATGAGTTAACTGCCGCTCTGTACTGCGGTGGCGCAGTTCAACGCATATGTGGTACATGACCGGCTGCGACCAGGGGAATTGCTCACTGGAAGTGAACTCGAACGAACGGTTACGCCAGTCCCAGTATTCGGCGATCACCTGGTCAACGTTGATTCCCAGCGCCCCGCCACTCTGTTTGCACCAAGCGACGAACTGGCCCGGCGACGGCAGGAATGGTCGCTCCTGACGGCGGGCAATGCGCATACCGGCATCGACTTGCGCCATTGAGTGGATCCCGTTTTCTTGGAACGCCAGAAGCCACTGACGGCGGAATTCGTTCAGGTCGTCCTGGGTGCGGAAGTTCGCCATGCTGGCCGGGAACGCGGCACGCAGCTCGTTGAACAGCTTGTTGAATACCTGCGCTACCTGTTCGACCGGGGCGCGTTCCTGATACTGCTCTGGCAGGTTATGAGCCATGCGACTCATCTGCTCGCGGTCGTGGTTACGCATCTGCTCTGCAAGAGATTTCATCGAATCACCCCATAAGCCCAGTCAGTGTTGTTGAAGTCCAGATCCGGCTTAGCGGCTGGTTTGCCGCGTACTGCCGCTTGCTTGTTCTGATAACTCAGTTTCTGGCTGGCAGTGATAAACCAATTTTTTGGCTTCTCATGCGTGAACTCGATATCCAGTTTCTGAAGTTCGTAATTCAGGTCTATCAGCGGGTACAGGTTTAACCATGCTTGATAGTCCTTGTGGTTCAGCCGAACGATTTGGCCCTCGAATGCGTACCGACTCGATATCTCATGAATATCCGCATTGGCCTCTTCGCAAGACGCGTAAGCGGCTTGGGTGTTAACCAAGGAATCAGGATCAGGGATAGGGGAATCAGGAATCAGGTTAAGGGAATCAGCAGGATTTAAACTGTTCTGAACCTGTTCTTGCACCTTACTAGCACAGTGCTTTTCTTGTGCTTCATTATTTTCAATGACTTGAGGCTTTCCCTCTTCTTCCTTTTCCTCTTTTGCATCTGAATTGCACTGTTCTTGTTCGGTGCCATTTTGGTTCTGAGACGGTTCTGGTATCTCACTTGCCGCTTCTTTGCAGTGCGGGTTCTGGTGCTTTTTCCAGTTAGAAACTTGAATGTAGGAATCGCCTTTCACCTGGTAACGATTGATGAATTTATGCTGATGCAGCTGCTGCAATAAAGCATCACAATCGACATCATCGAACGGCAGCACCATGGCTTTAATTTTCTTAGGGCGGTCATCCAGGCGACCCTCTTTATCGGCAATAGTCCACAGACCAGCGAAGAGAATGCGAGCCAGTGGCTGACATTCTGCGAGCTCGTCGTTAGTGAAAAAGCCTGGCTTGATGTTTCGTGAGCGAGCCATCAAAATCCTCCTGGTTTCTGCGGACCATACACACCCGCAGCTTCTTGGGATGCAATGTATGCTTCGCGATGTTGAATGTACTCACGGACGACAGGTATTCCCCTCCCATCCATAAACGCTAACGAGCAACCACCCCTATTGACGAGATGCAGATATTCCCTTCCGATTTCTACCAACCTTTTTGTCGCCGCGTACTGGCAGCCGAAAACTGATATATCGAGATCGTCAAACAGTTCTTGCAAAGAGAAAGGTTCGCTCTGCTCAATGCAAATAACGTCATAAGAATCAGCAAGTTCCTCTATCGTGGCGCTACGGCTGATTAAACCGATTGCATCAGCTGCTTCAGCGATTTCTTCTTCAGTGCATCTGAAAAACTCACGACCAGGATTGATTCGGCAGTTGGACAGGTATTGATGAAACTCCTGTTCATGGCCTCTCGGGTTATCGGAAAAGTAGGCGCTATGGACTTCAAATGGCGCCGGTATGCCAGTGCCCTGTGAAATCTGAGCAGCACGTATTTCAGGCTCATTTACTGTCATTCCTATTTTGAAGATTCCCGGCATGTATGGATTTTTGAGCGCGTAAATCCACCCTTGAGATCTGAGTCCGCTAGGAATATCAAGATGCTTAACCTTCTCTTTCTCCAGGCTGAGCGGCAAAAACATCGTGTTATGCATCAATTTCTCTGCCATAATTACTCCCGTTACTTGGCGTAACACAGTGTTTGGAAGGCCTTTGAAGTGACCGCTTCAAGGGCTTTTTCTTTTCTGGTGCCTCTCACATGACCCCCAACATCGAAGTGACCATCGTCATCAGCGGGCCTACCTGCTCCGGCATGAGGCGGAACAGCGACGCTATACCCTCGCTTACCTCTTTCAGCTTCTGATGCTCTGGAGCGTCCAGCAGCACAGCCTGTTTAGCTTCGGCACACTCTTTCATCGCAGAGGCGATCAGAGACATCGTGTCGTTCTGCGGCGCCATGCGGTTGCGGTACTCCAGCGGAAGGACCGACATGATTGCTGGCGCCAGCTGGCGAATGTTGTTGGCGGCGTATTCGGTGTCGCCATCAATCCAGCGAAACACTTTCTGCATCTGGCGGTGCGAGTCAGTCGGGATATCCAGACCGGTGCCGCCGGTTGCCCGCCACTCTCCCACAATCAGCGCAGCGACAAATTCACGGCTGCGGCAATCAGCAGCCCAGGCGCGAACAGCTGCGCGGATCCCATCGATGTTTAACACCGTGGAATCAGGCTCCCGGCGATTCTGGTAAATCATCGCCGTTGGCGAAAATTTGTTACCTTGTTGATACGCAAGTGAATGCATTACTTTCCCTTTCGTGGTTAGGGCCGCCGGTTAGGCGGCAAAGATACCTGGATATAGAACTTCGCGAGGAAGTCCCGTTACTTCTTCGTATTTACGCATTTTTGTTACTGGAAGGCTGCCACCTCGCTTTTTAAGCATATTGATGGCCTGAGGCGTTACGCCGACCTTTTCAGCAAGCACCTTTTGAGAGCCGCCCACTGCATTAATGGCTTTCTCAAGCGGGGTGCTGGCGTTGGATTTTTTGTTGATCATGTTTTGCTCCGCTCATGTGTAATCAACACCATGTTAATTCATGGCGTGGATTAAATCAACATTATGGTGATGGAAAAAATCCACATGTTGTTTACCATGCATGGAGCGGAGGGTTTTATGAGTAGCATTTCTGAAAGAATTAAATTTTTACTGGCAAGGGAAGGCTTGAAGCAGCGGGATTTGGCTGAGGCTTTGTCGACTAGCCCACAGACCGTCAACAACTGGATAAAAAGAGACGCGTTAAGTCGTGAGGCGGCGCAACAAATATCTGAAAAATTCGGTTATTCTCTTGACTGGTTATTAAATGGAGAGGGTTCTCCAAAGAAGGATCTGGAGAGCAACATCCCGCCGGAGTCTGAGTGGGGAGTTGTTGATGCATGGGATAAAGACACCCCGCTTCCTGTTGATGAGGTTGAAGTGCCATTTCTTAAGGATATTGAATTTGCGTGTGGTGATGGTCGAGTTCAGTGCGAAGACCACAATGGATTTAAGCTGAGATTCTCTAAGGCAACGCTCAGAAGAGTGGGTGCAAATAGTGATGGTTCTGGAGTACTTTGCTTTCCCGCGTCTGGTGACAGCATGGAGCCAGTTATTCCTGACGGCGCAACTGTAGCAGTAGATACAGGCAACAAGCGGATTATTGACGGCGAACTCTATGCTATTAACCAGGGCGATTTAAAGCGCATAAAGCAGCTTTATCGAAAGCCTGGTGGGAAGCTATTAATACGAAGCATCAATCGCGATTATGACGATGAAGAGGCTGAAGAGTCCGATGTGGAGATAATCGGGTTTGTATTTTGGTATTCTGTTTTGCGATACAGAAGATAACAAAAAGCAATCATATTTCACTCAACTACATGTGATGTTAAGATGTTTCTGATTGCAATCAATGGAAATGAAACATGAAAAAAATAGCCCTTGCAGTGATTATTGCCACAGGCCTTGTTGGGTGCGCATCTTCTGGAAATCAGAAACTGAAAAACGAAACTGAAACCAGTGTTCAGACAAAAATTCAGGAAGGAAAAACCACCAAGGCAGAAGTTAAATCCTACTTTGGATCACCTGATGCCGTGTCATACACTGATGGCGGCAATGAGATTTGGAAGTATGCCTTCGCCAAAGTGAAAGTTAACGGCACTACTTTCATACCGTTCTATGGGCTTTTCCATAACGGAACGAATGGCACCAAGAAAGAGCTGACCATTCTCTTCAAAGATGACAAGGTCCAGAAATACACCATGGCCGAATCAGCGATTAATACAAAATCAGGATGGGCTGATTAACAACCATCACTTTCAACGCCCGGCCTTAAGGTCGGGTGTCTTCACTTTAACGCTCTCCTGCCACTCCTTACGATCTCCGCAGCATCTCTGTTAATACCTTTCCCGATCACATTACCGGTCTCTTTTCGGTACTGCTCCAGCTTGTCGATGATGGCTTGCTGAGTTACAGGCAGATCCGCCAGCGATAACTCCATCACCGCGCGCCCGGCGGCATGAGCCATCATGTTCACCCTTTCTTCATCCAAGTCCATTACCCAATCCCTTTTTGATGTTTTTTGCAGCATATCACTTATGCCACCAAAAAATAAATCAACATAGAAATCAACAAGAAACGATTAAATCAACAAAATAAATCCACAAGGTGTTGACCTACAAATCCACATGATGTTTAATTACCCCATCGAAACGAAACATCGACAGCTGAGCGAAGTTAGCCAGCGGCGGACAGCAAGTCGCCTGCTCATTAAGAATTCAGTCAAGCAGCAAATCACCCGGAGCGCTCCTGGCAAATTGAAATGGCGCCCAATGGGATTGAGGCAGGTGTGTAACGCGTGGCGGGTATAGCACACGAAGAGGACTCCGCACCGGAATGGTTTGCTGCTCAGTTCCCGAACATCGGGGAATCTTTACCAGCAGCTCTTTGCGAGGGGCTGACGGTAAACAAACAGAGAGGTGGCCATGAACAACGTGGGAAAATTGGTGGTATCTGTTGGTGTAGACACCACCGAATTAGTAGGGCAAATATCTTCCTTGCAGGCGCTACTGGATTCAGCGCTTAAAGATATCCCTGACAATCTCATCAGCACGGTTCTTAGCAATCTGCCTGCTGTGCTCAATGATATCGTTTTTACTGATATCCCTGCCGCAACCGGCGCAGGACTCGACGTTATCCATCGAGTGAGGCTCGGAGCTAAATACGAACGATTTACTGCCGCAATCAGGGCAGGAAAACTGGACTCTAATCTTTTCTGACATAACAAACCCTTTTTATGACTGTGGAAATATCAGTCTACGGCATTCCTTTGACTGTGGAAAGCAAGGGAGCGCGCGCCGGGCGCGGATAAATACCCCGGCAATAACTGGAATGTTTTGGGATTGGATGAATGCGCAGGAGGTTTTATGGCTCCAAGCAGGAAGGAAATTCTTGAGGAATTTAGTTATTCCGAAGGTGCCTTGATCAGGAAGGCAACAGGTAAGCGAGGTTATCTCAGACCTGATGGTTACATCTACACCAGATTGAAAGGAAAGTCTTACGGGGAACATCGACTGATCCATTTACTTTTCACAGGAGCATGGCCAGAGCAAGTTGATCACATTAACGGCAACAGAAGTGATAACAGGCATGAAAACCTGAGGTCTGCTACTCACGCCGAGAATTGCTTCAACAGAAAGCCTGTAGGGATGAATAGCAAGGGATGCTACTGGCAACCAAAGAGGAAAAAGTGGATGGCTCAGATTGGCTATCAAGGAAAGAGAATCACTATCGGTTATTACGATACCGAGCAGCAGGCATCAGCAGCTTATCGTGAGAAATCCGAGCTTCTTCACCGCGAGTTCTCACGCATCAGATAACAGTGCCGGCCATCCAATCGCCAAAACATTTCGCGTTAATGAGAACTTATTGAGGGCAATATGCTGAAAAAAACTAAGCGCCGACTTTACAGAGAGGGGCTTTACTCATGCCGCGTTCCTGATGCCGATTCATCTAAATGGACGGTTGCCCAATGGTGTGAATGGATAGATGAAAATGGTTCCTGGTGGGGATAACAACTTATTGAGGTGAGGCTATATGCGCATAGTTGAGTGTCACATCTCACAAATAAAGCCGGGAGACACGGTCGAGCATGATGGGAAATTGATGACTGTTTCTAAACTGAATATAGGCTGGAATGAATTCTTTGGTATCAGCCTGTTTGGAGATAATTACCGATTGGGAACCATAAAGGTTAGGAAGGTAATTTTCCAGAAATGGTATCAGGGAGTTGTTGTATCGAATTAACCAGAGGTCGCTTAGGCGGCCTTTTTTACGCCCGTCAGCGGGTAACGACAGAGGGTAAAGCGATGGCAAAAGTTGTTCTGGTCTGGAATCCACAGAAGACAGAGTGTGTCGGTTTTTTAGAGCGAGAACCTGATGGTTCCACTTGGGATTGTGGATCAGATGGTGACGCGGAGCATGCAGCTGGCGGTATGAGATGGAATCCAGTTTCCACTCTCGCCGATAGCTTCAGGGAGCAATACGAAGACGTTGATGACGAATGTTTCATGCAGACCATTGAAGTTGATCAGTCATTAGCCGACGCGGTTGAAAGAGAAAAAGAAGATTAACCCGCTCCAGCGGGTTTTTTATCGGCCATACATAGGCAGATTTTCGAGTCTGCCCATTTATGACAACCGGCGGCCATCCACCGCCCAATGAAACACTGAATAAATGCGCAGAAGTCTTGTATTAACCGTTCCGTTCGCCGCGATAAGGCCAAGAGGATTTATGAGCAACCCAATCACAGTAGGTTTTACAGGCCTGACGAAGCGAATTTTCGCGGGTCGTTCAAAGCCGAGCAAATTGGCGCCCGGTGTTCGCGAGTTCACCGGTGAGAAATTTGATGTCACAGACGAGGCGCTATTTGCAGTGGCCCATCTTCTCGCGGTTCGCGATGACATCCTGATATTCCCGACAGCTGATGGGAAAGAGATTCACCTCCGCGCCGACATCAAAGAAAAGCGGGAGGCATCATGACAGTCACCCACAACGGCAAGCAGTACACCGCCAAAAAGCTCAACGATAACGAGTGGCAGCTGACGTCGGTATCAAACCCGCGTGAAAAGATGACGCTTAACCGCCAACAGATGAATATCGCCGGCATCCTGAAACAGGTAGAGGTGAAGGTATGATTGGAATGCACTACGGCACCGCATCAGTGCCACGTGGCGAGGTTTTACCGGGCACAATGCTGCAACACCACGGTAAAACTTATCGCGCCTCTGCGAACGTTGAGAAAGGCCTGTACGCCTTCAACATCTTCGAAAAAACCATCATCAAAAGTGATTCCGTCGTTGTGCTGCTGAATGAGCGCGGCGAGCCGATGGTTCACTGATACCAACCACCCTATTCAACCGATCGGCCTGGCTTCTGCGGGCGGGATCTGCACATCCAAATTTCAGGAGAACCCATGAGCGAAGTAACGGACTTAGTCGTCATTGAGAAGCAGAACGCAATGGCGGTATTCACCACCAAAGAGCAACTCGACCCGATTATTGAGGCGATCGAGAAAGAAGCTCGCAGCCTGGTACCAGATGTGTCGACCCGCAAAGGCCGCGACGCTATCGCATCCATGGCGCACAAGGTTGCCCGTTCCAAAACCTACATTGACAACGCCGGTAAAGATCTGGTTGCCGAGCTTAAAGCCCTGCCGAAGCAGATCGACGAAAGCCGCCGCGTTGTCCGTGAACGTCTCGATGCGCTGAAAGATGAAGTTCGCCGCCCACTCACCGAATGGGAAGCCGAGCAGGAGCGCATCAAGGCTGAAGAAGCCATGAACGCGATGCACGCCGAAGCGCTGTTGTTGAACGAAGAGTTCGACCGCCAACGTGCTGCTCAGATCGAAGCAGACCACGAAATGGCTCTGTTGATGAACAAGGATTTCGACCGTGACCGCGAAGAGCAGCGCCGCCTGGCGGAACAGGCTCAGCGTGAACACGAAGAGCGCATTAAGCAGGAGGCGGCAGAACAAGCCCGCCGCGATGCGGAAGCGAAACACAAAGCTGAGCTGGAAGCAGCGGCACGCCGTGAAGCTGAAGGAAAAGCACGTGCAGAGCTGGCGGAGCGCCAGCGCATCGAAACGGAGCAGCGTGCAGCACGTGAGAAGCAGGAAGCGGAAGAGCGTGCACGACGCGAAAAAGCCGCGGCAGTGGAAGCTGAGCGCCTTAAGGCAAAGCAGGCAGAAGATGTCCGTCTGGCTGAGCAGAAGCGCATCGCCGACGAACAGGCAAAACGTGAAGCTGACGTGAAGCACCGCAAGACGGTCGGCACCAACATCGTTAACGCGCTCACCAGCAATACCAGCTTAACCCGCGAACAGGCTATCGAAGTTCTTACCGCTCTAAAAGATGACCTGATCCCCTGCGCGAAAATTCATTACTGAGGCAACCATGAACGCATACCTAACTTACGACCGCATCGAAGATCGGCGATGGGCTGAGCAGCAACTCACCGACGAAAAAGAGAAGTGGATCGGCGACCGGGCGCGGGAAATCATCGACATGATGCCGAAAGAGCCGTCCGGCCTCTTCCACTTCACGGTCCCGATTGACTCCAGCCCATACGAAGGACTTCGCAGCGATAAAGCTGGCGAGGCCTACAACGATTTCATTTCGGCAGTTGCTTACGCCCAGGCGGAACACGACTGGGAACACCGTACCGGCTGTCCGTTTTAATTTTTGAGGGGATTAACAATGAGTACTGCACTTTCCACCATGGCCGGGAAACTGGCCGCACGCCTCGGCATGGATGCCGGTACGGACCTGATGAATACGCTGAAGAACACAGCGTTCAAAGGCGGTAACGTCACCGACGAGCAGTTTACTGCCCTGCTGATCGTCGCCAACCAGTACGGCCTGAACCCATGGACCAAAGAGATTTACGCATTCCCAGATAAAGGCGGGATTGTCCCGGTCGTCGGCGTTGATGGATGGGCTCGCATTATCAACGAACATCCTCAGTTTGACGGCATGGAGTTCTCTTACGACAAAGAGGAAGGCGCGTGCACCTGCAAGATTTACCGCAAAGACCGTAAGCACCCGACTATCGTCACCGAGTACATGGGAGAGTGTAAGCGCAACACTCAGCCATGGCAGTCCCACCCTACCCGCATGCTTCGCCACAAGACGCTTATCCAATGCGCGCGCCTGGCCTTTGGTTTCGCTGGCATCTTCGACCAGGACGAGGCAGAGCGAGTTATTGAAGGAACAACGGCAGAGGTTCATGCGGGCCATGAATCAGATAGCCGTCGCCCGGATCTGATCGCAAAAGGTGAGTCTGCCGCACGCCTTGGAACCGTTAAGTATCAAGAGTTCTGGGTGGCGCTGAGCGCTGAAGAGAAGCAGGTGATCGGCGCAGTTGAGAAGCGACGCATGTATGACATGAGTCTTGCTGTCGATAACGCCGAACCTGTCAATGTCGCAGAGACGGAGGCTGAATGATGGAGCAACGCACCCCTGAATGGTTTGCTGCGCGCTGCGGCAAGGTCACTGCCAGCCGCCTGGCTGATGTCATGGCCCGAACTAAGTCGGGCTACTCCGCCAGCCGCCAGAACTACATGGCCGAGCTGATTTGCCAACGACTGACCGGGAAGCTGGAGGAAGGTTTTTCGAATGCCGCGATGATGCGCGGCACTGAACTTGAGCCAGTGGCGCGCGAAATGTACGCGCTGAATGAGTTCGATGCGGAAATCACTGAAGTTGGACTCATCGATCACCCAACCATACCCGGATTCGCAGCCAGCCCGGACGGACTTGTTAACGACGACGGGCTTATCGAAATCAAATGCCCCAACACCTGGACCCATCTTGAAACGCTGAAAACTGACGAGCCAAAGCGCCAGTACATGCTGCAAATGCATGCACAGATGATGTGCACCGGGCGGAAATGGTGTGATTTCGTTAGTTTCGATGATCGCCTGCCGCCTGACCTCGCCTATTTCAAGAAGCGCATTCATTTCGATGAAGATCTGGCGCGCGAAATCGAGTCTGAGGTTAAGAGCTTCCTTGCAGATCTGGAATCGGAAATTCAGAAAATCACAGAGCGTGCAGCATGAAACGCACTCCCTTCTACCGCAGGCCCGGGCGAACCGGGCAATTCTCTGGCCTCCGTGAGCGCGTTATCTGGATGATTCAGACGCGCGGCCGCCCGGTAACCGGTAGCGAAATCGCGGAGAAGTTCGGCGTAACGCTCATCGAGTTCAACCGGGTCGCCAACGGCATCACCCGCGGTACCGGACAGATAGCGCAGATCGTTGAGTCGAAAAAATGGCTCAACGAGGACGGCATCTGTGACCGGACATTCGACCTGGTCACGAAGCCAAAAGTCATCACGCCTCAAGGTAAATCGCGCCTCTTCACCCGGCGCGCCATAGAGCAGTCGCAAGAAGGCAGGCGGCAGGCGTGCATAGCGCGTGCCGCACGCCGTCGCCGCCTGATTGCTCAGGGCCTCTACATCGACGAAATGGAGTCCATCCTATGACTCACGCTCACGACGACATCAGGGTTGGCACTATGTGCCTTCCCTTCATTGGTAACGGCTGGCTAATGCCATGGGGTGAAGTGGTCAGCAATCCATTAAAGGCCCAGCGGCTCGCTGAGGAATATCGGGAAAGGCAGGAGGCGGCATGACAGCGAAATACTCACTTCTGTATGTCGATCCACCCTGGTCTTACGGCAACACCATCAGCAACGGCGCTGCCGCAGACCACTACACCACAATGAAGTTAATCGACATCAAGCGTCTGCCAGTGTGGGAGCTTGCCGCCGAAAATGCGGTGCTGGCGATGTGGTACACCGGCACGCATAACCAGGAGGCTATCGAGCTGGCCGAGGCTTGGGGTTTTACCGTTCGCACGATGAAGGGCTTTACCTGGGTGAAGCTGAACCAGAACGCGGAACTGCGCATCAACAAGGCGCTGGCCGAGGGTGAAGTCACCGACTTTTACGATTTCCTCGATCTGCTTAACGCCGAGACGCGCATGAACGGCGGCAATCACACCCGGGCCAATACAGAAGACCTGTTGATTGCCACCCGCGGCGCCGGGCTGGAACGAAAGCACGCAGGGATTAAGCAGGTGGTATATAGCCCGCTCGGAGCGCACAGCGAAAAGCCGTGGGAAGTGCGCCACCGACTGGAACTGCTTTACGGAGATGTTCCGCGCATTGAGCTGTTTAGCCGCAGCGCGGCGCCGGGCTGGGATCACTGGGGAAATCAGTGTGCCACCTCCGCGGTGGAACTGCTGCCCGGATGCGCCATTGATGTTGTGAAAACGGAGGCTGCATGACGTCAGAAACAGACAACGCCATCCGTTCCGCCTGCCGCCGCTGCACCGAGGAAATACAGCAGGCCATGCGCAAGAAGCCAAAACCAAACTGGAACGAAACGGTGCCTCCCATCATCAACAAGCATCACAAGAAAATTGAAGCTCTGGGGGTTAGTCTCCTGGAGTTCGTCGTCAAAACTGGCCGCCTTAACGGGCGGTTTGGAGCCGAACAATGATTCGCCGACAGATCGATACATCAACCCGATTTCTGCTTGATACCGCCTTTCACCGACTTGAAATAATCCGTGATGACGGTCTCTACCGCCACCTGCGCATGAAGCAGCCCGGTACGTCCTGTTATTACTTCGACATTATCACCTGGCCGGGATATCTGACTGTCACCGGCGACATGGGCACCTGGACATTCTCCCGTATCGCGGACATGTTCGACTTTTTCGGCCCATGGGAGGACGGGATAAATACCGGCTACTGGTCCGAAAAATTGGAAGCTGGCGCTGGACATTCGGCGTGTGAACTCCTGGCGAAAGAGTATGACCATGAAGCATTTTGCCACAGCCTGAAGGAGTCAATGGAAGATTATCTTGATGATTCTGACGATGATCAGCAGGACGACGAAGACTGGGATGATGAAGACGATACTCCAGACAGTGATAAAGCCAAGGTCCGTGAGGCGGTCCGTGAATTATGCCGTAGCGATTTCAGTAATGACTGGGAAGCATATCAGGCAGTTTATAACGCTGACTGGCCCGAAAGTTGGAGTGCGTGGGATGTCTGCGACGGGTTGACGTTCAAAACCTACACCAGCCACTTCCGCTGGATACTCTTTGCCATCACCTGGGCGATCGCTAAATACCACAACACTAAGCTGGTCGATAAGTCGATGGCGACCTTCCTTGCAGTGAAGGGATTGCCATCATGAAATCCAAAATCGCCCGGGAGCTTAAGGCTCCCTTTTTATTGCTGGCGTTCACCTTCAACCGAATTAACCGACAGTTCCGGGAGCATCTATGAAACGAACATCCATCGCATTAGCTGTCATGGCTGGGACCTTGGCGTCGGTGAAGTCGTGGAGCATCGCAGAAATTCCCCCTTCCCTATATACCGGAAATAGCTACCCGGTTAGTGGTGGGAGGACTGGCATTGCCGCGGCACGCAGAGCCGCCAAGAAACGCAGGAGAGCACGACATGGCTGACATCATCGACACAGCAGCAGAGATAGAAGAGCTTCAGCGTAACGCTGCCCTTTCCGCTCACCGACTGAACCGCAACGCCGTATCAGCTGAGCATTGTGCAGAATGCGATGAACCAATTCCCGAGCCAAGGCGCGCTGCCGTTCCAGGCTGCCAGACGTGCGCGGAGTGCCAGAGCGTTATAGAGCTGAAGAAAAAGCAGAGGGGAGTTTAAAAGTGATCGGAATACTCAAGCCGGTACCGGAATGGCAGTGGCCGGTACGATGCCACGACCCCAAGCGGAGCTACGTGTGGGCTAACTCTTACTTTCTTGTTCAGGAATTTCAGGAAGAGAACGGCGTCATTCGCCTGACGGTGAACACCACCAGTATTGGCAGTTCAGGTCGGTGGAAGGACGGCATCAGCTGGGATGCGTTGCAGGAGATAAAGTCAGCGGTTGGCTACGGGGATCGGGATGCCGTGGAGATTTACCCGCGGGATTCTGATGTGGTGAACGTGGCGAACATGCGCCACCTGTGGATTACGCCGGAGCCGATTAGCTTCGCCTGGCGTAAGTAATTCTAAGCTGTGCGCCCGGTGTGCGGCATGAGGAGAGAGCGTGAAACCTTACGAATCGAAGAAATCGCAGTTCACCAGAAACCTGATCCGGCGGCGCCACGCTGAATGGTCAGAAAAGACCTTCGGCAATGTCGGCCCCGTCGGGCCGCTGAAGCATCTGTCGAAAGAGGCGCTGGAAGCTGCCGCCGATCCCGGCGACCTCAGCGAATGGGCTGATATTCAGTTCCTGCTATGGGACGCACAGCGGCGCGCCGGTATCACCGATGAGCAAATCACCGCGGCGCTGGAAGAAAAGCTTAAGGTGAATATGGCGCGCCAGTGGCCGGAGCCGAAAGACGGCGAGCCGCGCCTCCACATCAAATCATGACGCAACTGATAGCCAGTTATGAGCTGGCTATTGGGTACTAAAATTTAGTGCGATAGAATACCGTAATCATAAAGGAGGAATTAGATGAAACTGACACAGCAGCAGTGCACCATCCTAACTGGCTACACTGGGGTATTGATCGGGAGTTTTTCTGATTTTCAGCAGGATGCTGAGAAACGTCTGGGCAGAACTTTGCTTACCCATGAAATGGCCTCTGCCGAGGTTATGTCTGAATTGAAAGAACTTTATAAAAAAGATTTCCTCGCTTTAATGCCCGAATAGACCGTTCGCCACATCCCTGCCTCACCTGAATAGAACCCGCCACTGAGCGGGTTTTCTTTTGGGAGTTAATCATGCAATCAAACCCCATGAACTGGCTCATCGCCGCACTTATGGCGCTGGATGCTCTCATCTCATTTTTTCACGAACCGGAAGGTGTGCAATGGCTGCTTTTAATGTGGGCGCATTAGTCCAGAAGAAGACCGGCGGTATACATGGCGTGGTTGATAGCCAACTGGAGCCGGAAGGCGATCACCCGAAAGCCTGGGTGCGATGGGATGACGGCAATTATTCAGTGCACGCGGAAAACGAATTACGCGCGGCCACACCCGACGGCCCGCAGTTTTATAAAACAATGTCATAGGAGCGAACATGAGCGAAATGACCTTAATCGTGCCCAACGACTGGGTAACCGAAGAAAAGCTCGTCGAGATTACCGGCCTTCGCCCTGGCACTATCGAGCGGGCACGCAAAAAATGCTGGATGGTAGGACGGGAATATCTTCACGTCTCACCGGACGGCGTGCCGAAGAAAAACAGCGAATGCATGTACAACCGAAAGGCTGTCGACCAGTGGGTTGAGAGCATGTCAAAGAAACAGCCGGGTGCGCGCCAATGAAGATCCGTTTATGCTTAGCGGGCTCTTGGACGTCAGGAGGGAATAATGGCTAAGTCAGCATACCCAACAGGCGTGGAAAACCATGGCGGGACGCTCCGCGTATGGTTCATCTATAAAGGCAGCCGGGTGCGTGAAAGCCTCGGCGTGCCGGATACACCAAAAAACAGAAAGGTCGCTGGCGAGCTGCGCGCGTCGGTGTGCTTTTCGATTAAGACCGGCAACTTCAACTATGCAGCGCAATTCCCAGACTCGCCTAACCTGAAAAGGTTTGGGGTGGAGAGCAAGGAAATCACCGTGCTGGAGCTGGCGAACAAGTGGCTTGAACTGAAGCGTATGGAGATCAGCACCAACGCGATGTCACGCTATGCATCTATAGCGCGCAACATGGTGCCCAGGATTGGTGGCGACAGGCTGGTATCTGCGGTAACGCAGGAAGATCTGCTGTTTATCAGGAAGGAATTGCTGACCGGTTATCACACGCTGAAAGTCGGGCAGAAAACGCCGGTTAAGGGCCGCTCAGTCAGAACGGTCAACAACTACATGAAGACCATGGGCGGGATGTTTAAGTTTGCCGCTGATAGCGGTTATGTACGGGTGAATCCGTTCACCGGAATCACCATGCTTAAGCGGTCACGATGCGAGCCTGACCCGCTGACGCGCGATGAGTTTGTCAGGTTGATTAACGCCTGCGCCCACCAGCAACTGAAAAACATGTGGTCTCTTGCCGTCTACACCGGCGTGCGCCACGGAGAACTTGTGTCGCTGGCCTGGGAAGATATCGACCTGAAAGCGGGTACGATGATGATCCGCCGGAACCACACGTTAACGAAGGAGTTCACCCTTCCGAAAACAGAGGCCGGGACGGACCGTATCATCAACCTCATTCAGCCAGCGATCGACGTGCTGAAGAGCCAGGCCGAGTTAACACGCCTGGGTAAGCAGTATCAGGTTGAGGTGAAACTGCGCGAGTATGGCCGTACCGATGTGCATCCATGCACGTTCGTGTTCAACCCGCAGATCGCATCCCGTAATGGCCGTGCCGGGCATCATTACGCAGTGGGGTCGATTAACCAGTCGTGGGAGGCAGCGATGCGACGCGCCGGGATTCGCTATCGCAGAGCATACCAGTCCCGACACACGTATGCATGCTGGTCGTTGGCTGCCGGTGCTAACCCGAACTTCATCGCGAAGCAAATGGGCCACACCGACGCGCAAATGGTTTACCGGGTGTACGGATCCTGGATGGCTGAAAATAACCAGGACCAGGTGCTCATCCTTAACCAGAAATTGAGTGAGTTTGCCCCATCCATGCCCCATGCGGTGGGATCGGATGGTTATTAA